CGAGATCATCGTCGCGCTCGAGCGTGAGCCCGACCCGGCACGACGGGCCCGGCGCCGCGCCGAGGTGGTGCGCCTGCTCGCCGCCCTGACCGGAGAGGTGGTCGCCAGTGGGGAGTAGGTATCTCGACTCGCTGGCCACCGTGTGCCGTGCCGCCGGGCTCGTCGTCCACGAGGTCGACGGCTGGGAACGCCGCGCCCGCGGCAGCGGCGGCTACGACAGCGGCCGGCCCACCCACGTCATGGTGCACCACACGGCCAGCAATCCGGGCAGCGATCCCGACGGCGACGTCGCCTACATCACCAGCGGCAGCGAGAACGCCCCGATCGCCAACCTGTACCTGTCACGCTCCGGCGAGGTGTGGGTCATTGCCGGCGGGGCGACGAACACCAACGGCTCGGGCACCGCGCCGTGGCCGGGCGGCTGCCCCGACGACTCAATGAACACCCACGCCATCGGCATCGAAGCGGCGAACAACGGCGTCGGCGAACCGTGGCCACACGCCCAGCAGACGGCCTACGTTGCCCTGTGCGGGGCGCTGTGCCCCGCCTACGACATCGGGGCCGACCTCGTCCGAGCGCACCACGAGTGGGCACCAGGCCGCAAGATCGACCCGGCCGGACAGTCGATGTACGCCAGCGGCTCGAGCTCGTGGCAGATGCCCCCGTTCCGCGACGACGTCGCCGCATGGCTGCAGCCGCAGCCCATTCCGCCCACCCCGACCCCCGAACCCGAGGAGGACGTCGACATGGCGTTCATCATCCAGAACACCCAGACCGGTCAGGTGATCCTGATCTACGGCGACGGCAAAACTGCCGGGCTCGCCGGCGCCGACCTGGCCGGCTACTTCGCCCGTTTCGGCGAGCCGATCCCGACCGACGGCGCGGTGTGCGACTCGATCATCGGCAAAGAGTGACCGTGCTCGCCGACATCGCCCACGGCCACGTCGACGCCGCCGACATCCTGCTGCTCATCGCCGTGATCCTCTTCGTCGTCTGCGCCGTCGTCACCTGGCTGGCCGACCGCGCCGTGCCGACCGTGCTCGCCTCGCTCGGCCTGGCGTTCACCGCCCTCGCCCTGCTCGTGCTGTAGTGCTCGCCGCGGTCGACTGGTCGAACCTGGCCGTCGCCGGCGGATTCATCGTCGGCGTGGTGGCCGGCACGATCGCCACGATCCGCGTCATGCGCTACGTGCTCGACTACCTGCGCCACGAGCGCGACCGCGACCCCTGACGTTCAACTCACCAACACGTGAGCTCGCCGCGTGGGTGCTCATCGTCCTGTTCGTCCTGCTGCTGACGTGGCCCGGCTCACGTGACTAGCGGCGTGATCTTGCGAGTAAGGATTGGACGATGACCGACCCGAGGCCCATCCCGCTTGACCCGTCTCGCGACATCGTGGAGTCGATGATCGAGGCCGACCAGTCGTGGCTGCTCTCCGCTCCGGGCGACTACGAGTCGTTCGCCGTGGAGACGATGACCCGCGACGGCGGCAGCTACCAACGTGGCATCGCCATCCGCTGGCCCGCACGGATCAACAAGACCGACGAGCAGGTGACGTTGCGGCTGATCATCGCCCCCGAGGATGCGGTCGGTCTGGCCGAGGTGCTGACGCACACGGCGCGGTGGCTGGCGGCGCTGGCGCAGATCGAGCAAGCGGAGTGATCTTCGGACCTCAGCCGATGCGGTTCGCCTACGCCGACCCGCCCTACGTGGGCTGCGCGAGCTACTACGACCACCCGGACTCGGCGCGGTGGAACACCCCGCCGGCGCACATCTTCCTCATGAGCGACATGGAGCAGGACTACGACGGGTGGGCGCTGTCGTGCTCGGCCCCCTCGCTGGCGCAGCTTCTCCCGCACGCCCCCGAGGGCACGCGTGTCGGGGCGTGGGTCAAGCCGTTCGCCGCCTTCAAGCGGAACGTGCGGGTCGCCTACACGTGGGAGCCGGTGCTGTTCCATCGGATCGCGCCACGGCGGGAAGGTGAACCCGTCGGACGTGACCACCTGTCCGAGCCGATCACCCTGCGCCGTGGATTCACCGGTGCCAAGCCCGAGCGGTTCGGCGACTGGCTGCGCGTCCTGCTCGGCTACCGGGAAGGCGACGAGCTCGTCGACCTGTTCCCCGGCTCCGGCGCGATCAGCGCGTCGTTCGACCGGCTGAGGCTGGACGTGTGACCGGCGTGATCTTCGGACGACGACCATGAGCGCCAGGCACGTGCCGTGCTGGTGCCCGGAGTGCTCCAACCTGCGGGCCGAGAACGACCGCCTGCGGGCCGAGGTCGAAGGCCTACGCCGCCAACTGGACCTGTCGCAAGGCATCGGCCTCCGTGAAGTCGAGATGCCCGAGCCTGACGAGGAACCGGCGTGAACTTCGGACCGTCTACGCGCCGACGGTCACCGCCAGGTGGCCAGAGTCGGTGTTCAGCCGTATCGCCGTGACCTGACCAGACGGAGCGGTCAACTCGAGCACCGACTGCTGAGCCTGATGCTTGACCGTGTAGAGCAGCGCCAGCAACCCGATCGGGAATAGGACGATGGCCAGCAGGATCGTCCACCACGGCCGTGTCGTCCACTCGTTCGTCGCCAGCGGCACCACTCGCACCCTCGCCTCGACACGATGACCGGCGACACGCCACGCCCCGTCCGGATCGCGCAGCAACGTCGTCTGTCGGTCGACCGGGAACATGCCGGTGTCGTCACGTACGACCATCCCGGTGAACGACTGGCCCTGGCTCATGATTACTCCCGTTTCGTGCATCACCTTATGCGCTCATGCATAAGCGTGCCCCCTCATGTTAGCGCAGCTAGACTCACATTGACTCAGAATCACGCACGAGTCGGTTTGCCAAGGTGAGGGTCGCGGGTTCGAATCCCGTCGTCCGCTCGAAACCCCAGGTCAGACGGGGTTTTCACCAGACGGGAGGGCCGTGAGAGGCTCCCGGTAACTCGATTCGTGCATCACCCTGCACAGAGACACCGAGGAGCATCATGCCCGCCAAACCGACCCACCGCCTGGTCCGCGACTTCGTCGCCACCCACCGCCTGGACTGGTCCGACCACCACCGCGAGGTCGCCGTTGGGGTGCTCAACCGGTGGTGCCGGTGGCTCGTCGCCCACGACGTCGAGCTCGTCGAGGCGACCAAGGCCGAGTGCACCGAGTACATCGCCGAGCGCCGTTCCAAGGTGGCCGTGTCGACGGCGACGAAGGACTACCAGTTCCTGCTGTGGCTGTACGCCTGGCTCGACGAGGAGGGCGAGCTCGACGGGCGCTCGCCGATGCGCGGCGTCAAGGGGCTCGGCCAGCCGCCGCACGACCCGACCCGCACCCCGCACATCGAGCCCGAGACCTACGAGCGGCTGATGGACAGCTTCGACAAGCGCAAGGTGCTCGACTGCCGCAACGCGGCGATCTGCTCGCTGCTGTACCGCTCGGGCGCCCGCGGCGTGGAGGTGTGCCGGGCCGACCTGGACCGCTTGGACCTGGACACGGCGACGTTGCAGGTGATCGGCAAGTCGGGCAAGTGGGACACCCTGCACCTGTCGGCCGAGACCTGCCGGCTGCTCGAGCGCTACCTGCGCCGGCGTGGCGACGACCGCTCGCCGGCGCTGTTCGTCGGCACCACCGGGACCAAGTCGGCTGACGGGCGTCTGACCCAGCGGGCGATCGCCGAGATGCTCGACCGCCGGGCCAAGAAGTTGAACCTGCACCTGCCCGTCCACGCCTTCCGCCGGGCGATGGCCATCGACGCCAAGCGCCGCGGGCTGAACGACACCACGGTGCAGCACATCGGCCGGTGGGCCGACGGGCGGATGGTCGCCCGCTACCAGCGCAACGCCCAGGCCGAGCTGGCCGCCGCCGAGTTCCACGCCGCCGACCCGACGGCCCGCCAGACGACCCGACGCCGTCCACTGCGTTCAGCGTGAGTTAAACCGCACGCCTGGGTGACTCTGAGCACACCACAGTGCGTAGCGAATACACTCCATTACGGACAGCGACGGACGCCCGGACCCTGCTTCCAAGCCGCTGACTGAACAAGGTGACAACAGGACAGCAAGGCGAAAGAAGGGCCGAGACATGACGAAGGTGACGTTCGAGACCGTCTCGGCGATGTGGACGTGCGACCCGTTCATCGACGAGGACGGCACGGCGCACATCCGCCTCGGCCTGTACGGCGACGGTGGCGAGTACGCCGCGGTGAACGTCACCGCCGAGCAGGCCGTGCGTTCCAGTCAATTCTTCCTGGACAACGCTGCACGGCTCGACGAGGCCCAGCGGATGCTCGACATGTTCGTCGACCTCGGCAAGATCGATCTGCACGAGCGCGATGCCATGCTGCGCGACGTCGCCTGCCGGCTGATGAGCCGGCTGCACATCACGGCTCCGTCTGAGCCAGCAGCCCCCGCATGAAGTCGACGACTCTGGCCCGTTGGGCCGGATCCAGGCGCACGGCGAGCGCGTCGAACTCGTCGCCCACGGTGACCGGCCGCGTCCGGCTGATCGTGTCGACCTGCTCGGCGAGCTGACGCACGCTGTCCTGCAGCTCGCTGAGCTTGTCGTCGGTGTCGTCGGCCTGCTCGTAGATCGCGTTGGCCGACCGGCCGAGCATGGCGTCGAAGCGGGCCAGCGTCTGGGAGTGGTAGCGGCGCACGACACCCTGCTCGAGCGCCCCGAGGGTGGACACCGGGACGTTCCAGCGGGCAGCCGCTTCGCCCTGTGACATCGTCCCGCGGGCGTCACGAAGAGCGCGCCCGAGTGCCTTGATGCCCACTGCGTGGGACGTTATGGGTCGTGATGCGACGTCGTGTGCTGTGGACAACTCAGTCACGACTCATGTTGTACCAACATTTTTCGGTGTGAGCGCGGATGAGTTGACGTGAGTGTGAATGATTCGCGTTGAGTCTCACGCTGTGTTGCTCAGATGAACGCTGAATGTCCACCTTGACCGCAGTTGCGTCGGCATGATGGGGTGTGCGCCTACCTTCGTCCGAGTGACACTGGGGGATTCTGAGTGATGCCGACCGCCGAAACCAGCGAGCCGACACCGATCGAAGGCGTCGAACCGCTGTACACGATCCACGAGGCCGCCAAGCACCTCAAGGTGCACCCGCAGACCGTGCGCAAGCTCGAGCG